ATTAATCACATCTTCATTAGTAGCATCACTTACAACGCCTTCATACTTGTCCGCAGTATCAATGATTTCATCCAAACTATATGTATAGTCGGGACCATAATAAAGGTCATTGATTTGTGCGGGAAGGGGAACATTCTCCTTACCTTCTTGAGTTTTGTAGTAGACATAGAGAGCAGCGCCAATAGCAGTGCCACCATCATTACTTACAGGTTCAACGAAGAGGTTGATACCGTCCTTCTGCAGCTCTTCGAGATACCAATAGTTAGCAACACAATTCAGACCATATCCACCAGAGAGAACAACATTCTTCTGACCAGTAAGATCAACTGCCTTACGGATTAGTTTAAGAACTGCTTCTTGAGTCTCTGTCTGAACAGCATAAGCAACATCCCTACGGTTCTGTAGTTTAGTGATGTCCTCATGATCATGATTATTCAGGTAATCATACTCCTGAACATTAATATGTGCAGCATTAGGATAGGTAGGAATCATCACATTCCTATCTACAGTTCCAGTCTTCTTAAAGATCTTAGGTACATCCTCATTAGGAGCACCGTAGGGGAACAGACCCATGGTCTTGCCTGCTTCAATAGCATGCCAACCACAATACTGAGTCGCTGCTTCGTATGCTTTTACAATACCTGCAGTCTCGTCCAGAATATATTCAAACTCTCCCTCTTCTCCAGGATATGCCTCTGCATTGGGCATCTTTTCAACATAGTTTGTGGTGCAGGGACCACGAGTTCCTAAGTGTTTGTAGACTGTGTTGATACCATGAGGGAAGGTGCAATTATAGATGCTTTCAGTCTCCCAAACTGTCTCAGTAAATCCCATAACCTGAAAGTTAAGGAAGGTTCCTGCACCATCAACAACAACAGCAGCTGCCTTCTCAAAACCAGAACGGTAGAAAGCACAAGCAGCATGAAGTTTGTGGTGAATGTTACCCACATCCACAACTTGAGGATGAAGCTTCTCAGGATCAGGACTTACATCTTTAATGAGACCCAACTTCCTTGCCATGCCAACATAGACTGGTTCATGCGAGTACTCAAGTCTACCAGCATCTTGACTCATCAACTGAGTGTGTGCCACTACAAGATAGTCAAGTTTATCAGTGTACTCAAGGATCTTCAGCATGGAAGCAAGAGGACCGCCGTCATACTTACGACGGGAAAGTCTCTCTTCTTCTACAGCAAAGACGAGTTCACCATCTTTGAGGAGACATACTCCTGCGTTATGTCCCCGTGTAATAGCAGCAATCCACTGTGTCATTTGCCAAATCCTTTAGTAGTTTTTTCTTTCTTATCTTCTTTCCAGGACATGTCTGCCTGCTTCTTTACTGGTTTGCCCAGTTTATCTTTACATGATTTCAGAACTTGTTGAACCTGCTCCTCTGTCATCTCCATGCATTCATCATTTTGATAGTCAGCATAGTCTTCCATTGTCAGTCTAATGGGAGAGAACGACCTCTTGTCCTCACCAAGATCAATTATATCAAAGTTTGGATCTTCTGGGTAGGAGATATTGACAGGGTAAGTAGAACCAATGACTGCAGTTACAGAAGTATCAACTGCCTTGGCAATGTGCTGACCAACAGAGTCACAACCAAGGAAATGATCTGCCCGACCAATGATCGATGCCCAGATACGGATGTCAGGAATCTGTGGAAGGATAAACGGTTGATCAGACTCACCTTCCTCTGTTTGGAAGGGGAACTCAGACATTACGATGACGCAATAATCTTTCTTGAGTTCATTAATGATCTTACTGATGTCACCAAGGTTGAAACTTCTAGAGGTAGGATCGAAAATGTATCCACCGTTATCCTGTACACCTCTACCGAAAGGTTGAACAACAATAACCTTTTCCTTTCCAGTAACTTTGATTGCTTCATCAACCAACTGAAGACCTTGAATGCCTTCATGCTTTGCAAGTTTGATGGTTGGTTTAGGAAGTTCTCTGGGTTCTTCGACACCATTAATTTCCATATCAAATGCCTGAGCAATGCTACACTCTTGGTTGTAGTAATGCCAGCGGCGATACGGTTCTGGAGTGACACAATCTCTATGCTTGATCTGATCTTCGAACAGATTCTTGTGCCAGTTATCGTAAGCGTGTTTGTGGAGAGTAGGGTGTGCCTTATAGAAGTTCATCCCACCTTCACAGACGATAATAAAATCGTCGTGGGTTTCTGCATATTTTTCAAGTGCAGGGATGGAGGTAATGACTCTACCAGCTCCTCCGTTAATGAAGAATGCTTTAGATCTCATACTGATTGTTTCAACGATTTATTTAGTTACAGAAAGAAAACCTGATTCACTCGATTGTGTTCGGTGAACATCCCATGATCAATGTTCTGCGAATGCATTACATCAGCTTCATAAAAGATACATCTATTATACACCATCTCTGCTTCGTATTCAACTTTCCATTCTCTATCACCATACAACCACTCTCTAATATATGGGTAACACTGCTCTGGTTTTGTAACCTCATTGTCAAAACCTTCAGGTTTATCAATATAATCTATCACATTATATGGAACAGACATCTGACCCTTGTAAGAATACAAATTAGTTCCTCCCTGACATTCGTCGGGGGTATTCAGATAAACTACAACACCAAATTGATTAAAGTCAGTTTTACTATCGGTTGTATAAGAATCTTGATGGGGAATACTACACCAAGGTGCATGGAATACTCCATGATAATTTAAAATATTACACATGAACCCAACAGCATTCCATTGAAATTCATACATTTTTTGATGAGTATGCTTACTCCACAAAGAGTTATCTAAGCAGTACTTATCAAAAAATGGTTTGAGTTTTTTCCTTACTTCTGATGTCTTTTGGAATACTCTCTGACCAGGAAGACCATTGATTAAATTCTTATCATCTTTCTTTTCAGATCTTAATGCAAGTTCTCTTACTTCATCTGGATTTTTATAAAAATTATCGACAATAACAATAGTTCTATTCTGTGGTCCTACTTTTTTAATAGTAACATCAGGGTTATCATTCAGTTCAAACATAAAATCCTCAGAGATAAAAAAATTCTGGGAAATTTTTTCCCAGAATCTTGTAACTAAAAAGTCAAATTAGTTTTAGGACCAAGTGGTAACAACCACGAGTCCACCACCACCCCAGTCACCCCAGCATTGTCCACCTTGAGTGGATCCAGAGTGACCACCACCGCCAGGGAACAAGGAAGGAGCGGAACAGCAACCTCTGTTGTTGCCATAAGAGCAACGACCTACGCCAAAGTTACCACCTTGTTGCCAAGGACCAACAGGACCAGAAGCAACAGACCAAGAGAATGAGTGGCAGTTAACATGCTTCAGTTCTCCGCCAGAGAGTCCACAGATATAAAATTCATTCTCAGGGTTCTGGGAATCAGGTTTAGTTCTAGCATCAGGCCAAGAAGCAGAACAAGCATTAAAGCAGTTTGTTCTTTGGGCAACTTTTGTACAGGAATAGCAAGACTCAGTACATCTTTGACCAGCATAAGATCCACCTTGCATGCAGAAGGTGCCAAGTCCACCACCCAATACAAAGGAAGGACAACCATAGAAACCACAACCAGTTCTACCATGGCAACAACCACAGCAAGAGCATCTACTAGTAGATCCAGCACAGATAGTATATTGAGTAGCACCAGCGGTAAAGTGTCCACAGTTAGCATACTGCATCTTGGTGGCATACCCACCACCACCTCCACCCATTCCAGGACCGTTACCACAGCAACGACCACCAGCTCCAGATCCGCCACCAGATACAATTTCAAACTGGATAGTGGTTACACCATTAGGAACTGTCCAAAGGTAACAGCATCCACCGTTACAAGGAACATTGTGACAGCAGTTAAAGTAAAAATTTCTACAGACAATTCCTGTGGAGATTCCAGTTACTTTTGTTGGTCCAACTGTACCATTGATAAATGCATCATCAGCATCGATCTTTTTAAAACTCTGGTAATCCGCCATAGATCTTACTCCTGAGGTGCAATATAGTCAGATCTATCTACTCCATCATCGTCTCCAGGATCCCCAGGTTCTGTAGGCCAAACAATCAAATAAGTATCTTCACCAACACTTGCCCATCGATCAGGAAGGTCTCTCAGTTTTTGACGATACGCTCTCCACTCGGTAAACGCAGTTGCAGGAGCATCAACAGGAATTTTGTTATCACTTGCTTCAAGCAGTCTGTTTCTAGCCGACCGCACTACATCCCAACCAAATGTTTTTTGAACTTCACCATCTTCTGACCACTCATCTTCTTCAGTGTGGGGACCAGAGAATCTGCCAGTGTTCCAGCTCTCCGTCTCAAAATTATAATGGAAGGAGCACATGTCAAACACTTCATGGAAGTGATGCCAATCCGCAAGAACAGGGTTTGGTTCATCATCAGGACCAGCAGGAGTTTCAATCATCATGGGTCCGTCAATACCACCCCAAAGAGCAATAGCATTCATCGTATGAGTTCTTGCATCCAACTCTACGACTCTAGCATCAATGGGGGGATCTCTATCCTCGGGTTCATCGGATGGGAAAGAATGCTCCTCTACCCACTTAGGATTCTCTTCAGTACCAATGTTCCTATACCAAACGGTAATACGGTCAGGACCATTGTATGTGCAAATACCACTCGCGTTGGTATCTTGGTCGTCAGTATACCACTTTACAGGAATAGGATAAATGATAGTCTTTGTGATGTTTGCCATTGTTAAAGCGTACTCCTATAGTTGTATTTATTATTAAGACCAAGTGGTGACAACGACAAGTCCGCCGCCGCCCCAGTCGCCCCAGCACTGGTTGCCATCACAAGTATTAGCACTGTGACCACCGCCACCAGGGAACAGGGAAGGAGCGGAACAGCAACCTCTAACTCTAGCAGTAGAGCAACGAGATACACCAAAGTTTCTTTGAGACTGCCAAGGACCAACAGGACCAGAGGCAACAGACCATGCACCAGAGTGACAGTCCACATGCTTCAGTTCACCACCAGACAAACCGCAAATATAGAATTCATTCTCAGGGTTCTGGGAATCAGGCTTGGTTCTAGCATCAGGCCAAGCAGCAGAACAAGCATTAAAGCAGTTTGTTCTTTGGGCAACCTTCAAGCAGGAATAGCAGCTGTTGGTGCATCTATGAGTGGAGTAAGAACCACCCTGCATACAGAATGTACCAAGTCCACCACCAAGAACGAACGAAGGACATCCATAGAAACCACATCCTGTTCTACCGTGGCAACAACCGCAGCAAGAACATCTGCTAGTAGATCCAGCACAAATGGTGTACTGGGTGGAACCTGCAGTGAAGTGGTTGCAGTTAGCATACTGCATCTTAGTAGCGTAACCGCCACCTCCACCTGCCATACCAGGACCGTTACCACAACAGCGAGCACCAGAACCAGATCCGCCACCAGATACAATTTCAAATTGGATGCTGGTTACACCATTAGGAACTGTCCAAAGGTAACAACAACCGCCATTACAGGGAACATTGTGACAGCAGTTGAAATAAAACATCCTGCAGACAATGCCAGTGGAAATACCCGCTACTTTTGTAGGTCCGATAGATCCATTCAATACGGCATCGGCAGCATCGATCTTTTTAAAAGTCTGATAATCAGCCATTGCTTCTTATTCTAAAGGAAGATTCGTATTAGTATTTAGTAAACATATAACAAAAATAAGGGGAGGTTGCCCTCCCCAGTAGAAGAATCAGACGGTGATGATTCTCCAACCTTGTGTGCCATCATAGTAAACAAGTTCAAATGCAGCACCTTCAGTTGTAACTGTCAAGTTGCTGGTGGAACCCATGATTCTTGTTCCATTAGGAGCAATCGTCAGAGCGTTGGAATCAAATGTGTTAGCGACATCGAAGATTCTAACTCTGTCTCCTTTGTTGGGAGTAGCAGGCATGTTAACTGTAAATCCACCACCAGAGGTGTTACAGAATGCTTGCTGGTAGTTTGCCAGAGTTGTTCCAGAGGAGACATCTACATTGGCGAAGTTACCAACGGGAACCCAGTTAGATCCGTTATAGAACTCAAAGATGTTTGCATCAGTGTCGTAACGGAGACCGCCTTCATGCAGATCATCGCCAGTCGGGCGAGTTGCTTGAGCACCACGCGGGGGAACAAGGATACCAGCGGTTCCATCCATCTTAGCGCGAGTCAGGAAGCCACGAACTGCTTTCTCAGTAGGACATGCCTGGTTGGAGTTACCACCCATGGTCTCGTCAGACGAGAATTCGTTAATTGCTTCACCGATCTGACCACCGATAGCACCCAGTCTCAGTTCTGTCAAACCAGACAGGTTGAAGGCAGAGGCGTCCAGGGTAGCAGCACCAGTCAACTGGTTAACGGAGAAGTATTCACCAACTCTGAAGTTACCACCTTGGTCGGTAGAAACATAGAAGATCTTACCAGAGTTAACGATGTTTGTTTCGTTACCTTGTGCGGCAGTGTTCTCATCAACATCAGGATAATTGGTTTGTGCAGTGTTACCTGTACCAATCAGCAGGAAGTCGTGACCAGTGAGTCTTACTTTAGAGAACTTCGTTCTCATTGTGAACTCTTGATTATCCAGGGAAGAAGGAGCAGATGCCTTGGCAGGAGCAACACTGATTGTTGCACGACCAGTTCCAGAGTTATAATCAGTTACGGTTCTGATGATGTAAGTATTGACATCAGAGTAACCAAGTCCAACGGTGGAGAATCCAAGAGCGTCACCAACGATCGGAGTTGTGCTCAGTCCAGTTACCTCAAACAGAGCGTCCTTCTGACCAGAGACAGCGTTGGATCCAGTACCGATTCTAAAGTATCCAGTAGCACCAGCACCGACGGAATCAAGTTCGACATACTCACCAGGGGTGAAGACGGTAGTACCAACACCAACAGCACCGTTAGCACCATCGGCGTTACCGAATCCAGAGTCATACTTAAAGTAGATAGCGTCAGAAGCAGACTGGTCGTTAGTCAGTACAGCGCGAGCACCAGACTCAGTACCACGCATCGTAGCACCGACAGACAGGTCACCGACATATGTACCAACAACGGTTGTCATCTTATCGCCATAGAGGCGACCAGTTCTAGCAACCTCAAGAGTGGAGAATCCAACAGCGATTGCACCATAATCTCCATAGGAGTTGTTACCAGACAGAGATCTAATCTCCGATCCCTGAGAAGAAACATAACCGAATGCACAGTAGTAAGTGAAGCAGGATACAACCTCAGCGAGAGCATCGTCTTCCAGATAGAATCCTACACCACCAGAGTGAATGTTGGTGAATGCGTCGAACACCATCGACTTAGCACCTGATCCTTCAGGTTTACCCTCGTGAACACCACCCTCAATGTAAATACCGATTGCACCGCCGTGACCAGTTCCATCAGTGGTTACATCAGAGAAAGCAGTACAGTCTTTGATGTAAGGAGAACGCTCAAGAATCGGAGTCTCGGGGTTCAATCTGAAGTATACTCCACAGGCAGTCGATCCAACACCAGTTTTATTCTGCCACTTATCTGTTTCGAAAGGATCGTTTACATCGTAGTCGAAACCTTGGAGACCACGAAGAGTAACTGCCTGAACAGTAGTAGAGTCAGAGACAAAGAACATCGTCTGACGAGAGTTGGGACGCAGACCGTCAGTGGAAAGACCAGCAGCAGGTTCAATCGTCGTACCTCTCAGAACATCACCAGCAATGGAGAAGTTCTTAGGAAGAACAATCGGAAGTTGCTCAGCGAATACACCCGCAGACAACTTCAGAATGATTGGAGATACATCAGTAACTTCACCACCGCTTACATAGGTGTGGGCAATGGTGGAGATACCAACATTGGTTACGAATGTATCGGAGTCAGTAACGGAGTCAACCTTAAAGAAGAATCCTTGTGTACCATCAGGGAAGATTGTTGTGGTAACACCAGCGTGAGCAGCACCACAAGTAAAGGCGATACCAGACAGTTTAACCTGACCGTTCGGGAACAGACCGTGAGATGAAGCAGTAACTGTAGCAACACCACTAGTCTCGTCATAAACAAAGTTAGTGATGTCTCTTCTTCTCTGACCAGCAGTAGAAGCATAAGCGATCGTTCCCCAAGCGTTGTCAGGTGTCAGACCAGTGTTGTTGTCATTACCTTGCTGTGCGTCTACGAAGTAAACCTTAGTACGCAGACCAGGATACTGCCATTCAATCTCGTCGTTAGCAGATACTCTCAGGTATGTACCTTGCGTACCAATACCCTGTCTTGTCGGACCAGTACCGTCTCTGGTAAGCAGGTCGCCTTTGGTTGTCAGCAGAGCGGCGCTATCACCGATAGCGAATGCTGCCCACATGGTAGCAGCAGTACCAGGCTGGACATTAATGTTGGAGGAAGCAATCGAGATGTAAGCAGAGGAAGAATACTCAGCAACATCACCGATTTCATAAACATTAGAACCACTCCAAGTGCTTCTCCAGTTGAAACCTCTGTTCAGCAGAGACCAACCATTAATGCCACTGTCGGTTTGAGTAATGCCATTACCAACAGGTCTCTTATCATTACCAATGAGAAGATCATCAGCAATATAAGTATTACCACCAAGAGTTACAATCTGACCTCTGGCATATTGAGAACCAGGATTATAGGTAGAACCACCAGCAGTACCGATACCACCAACGACCAGACGCCACAGGTCGGGGTTCTCGTTAGGTTGTGCTCCGTAGGGGTTGGTGCCGATAGCAACATAAGAGGCACCTCTAAACTCTACGACATCGCCCTTTTCATATCGGGCAACAGAATCATAGAGACCTTCGTTAGTGAATCCAGCGGAGAACGAAGCAAACCTATTGGCAGGAGGATAGAAAGCATCAGAACCGATACCTGTAGTATCATGCAGAGAGGAAGATACTCCAGAAGCAGTCAGGTCAGATGCAACTTGGAAGGGAGAAGTACAACGGAATTCTTGACCACCATAGGTAACAACATCGTTGATACCATAGTAGGTGTCAGTGGTAAAGGCACCTCTAAAGTTCAGACCCTCGGAATACAGTTCCCAATACGCGGGGAAATCTGCAGAGTACCAGTTGCTCTGGATACCAGTAGAAGTGTGCTGTGCCGTACAGATATATTGATTACCGCCTTCCTTGACGATATCGTTTACAACATATCCAGTATTCGTCGCCCACTCGCCAGCAAAATTCTGACCCTCGGTATGGAGGGACCAGTTTGCACTATCGTTCGGAAATCCAGTAGAGGAAGCATCCGATGTGTGGTTGCCAGTACATACATAAGAGCTGGCACCGTATCTAACGATGTCATCAATTACATATGCAGTAGAAGCAGCCCAGGCTCCACGCCAGTTAAACTTCAGTCTGCCAAGTCTAAATTCTGCCATTGTAGGTTCTCGTTAAACAGGTCCAGGGTATGAATAGGTGCCGTTGACTTGAAGAGTTAGATACCCGTCAGAGTCTAGGTAATAAAAAAGGTTTCGCCTGTCAAAGCGTATCTGTTGATATTTATCTTGCGGGTTATTGGCAAGTGCTTTTTGTTCGGTTGTCTCTTCAACATAATCATCATAATCACCGAACTCTTCCACTTGAGTTCCATCAAGACGGAACGGATCAAAAGATTCCGTTGTTGATGCAGCACTTACTTTGGTGAACCAAAGCATATCATCTTCATCTCTTCTCAGAGCATACACATAATATCCCGTAGAATCTTTGGGTTCAAAATGCGCGTTACTTAAAGTGAGTGCCATTAGCTAATGATTCTCCAATAACTACCTGTCCACAAGAACATAACAGTCACGCCCGAAACATCTAAGTTTACAGGACCATCATCAATGTTGCCAATAGCATCTTTGAATTGATGCGAAGCTGAGGTCAATATAACATTATTTATATTCCAGTTTTGTCCGCCATCCGCAATCTCAATGCTGTCTCCAATAGTGAGGTTAACGATTGGCATGGTTGCATTCACAACACCGTTAGTGGTGTTAATCAGATATCTTTTATTAACAACCAACTGAGTCGTAAGTGGACCATCAACCTGGGCAAAGACGGGAGTAGCACCTGTTGCAGCAGAAGCAACGGTCTCTACATTATCACCGACTCTAACATAGATTTTTTGGTCAACTATATTAATCGCCATTTCGCCATCTTCTAGGTCGTTAAGACCAGGAATTTGACCTTGCGTTAGACTCCGTTTTGGTTTAATGCGAGTAGGCATTACGACAAAAAGAAAATGAGCTTCTTAGTATTTATCAGAAGTAACTTACCGATAAAACAATTCTAACTTTCTGATCTGTACATGTTGTGCTTCGATGAGGAGTTGATCCATCAAACAGCACGACTCTATTCTCAACACTCTCAACCTTTGTACCATCCTCAAATCCAGTATATCCATCACAAGTATTGAAATATAATACTGCTGTGTTGTGAGGATACTTATAATCCTCATGAAGATCGTGCTCAATAAACTTACCAATGTTGGGATATAGATTCACTCTTGCTCGAATCAAAGACTTTATGTTCAAATGTTTAACAAGAAGATCATCAATCTCATTCATAAAAGAACTCTGTGGTTCGAATCTATCATACAATCTGTGCGTAAAGAAGAAGTGATCATCATTCATCTCCCCTAGATTTGCAACCTCATTGCAAAAAATCCAAGGAAACTGTGTACTAAACACACAGTTCTTTAGATGCTCAAAGTAATCCCTCGGAAGGAATTCATCTATCACTTTCATAGTATTCATAGAGATTGAACGCGATTGAATATCTTGGGTGGTCTGAACAGTTAACTCCAACACTATGTTGGAAAGAAGAAGGGAACAAGAGCATCAACCCATCACTAGGTTGGAGAGACATATCTGTATGTTGTATGAGAGACAGATTATGATAATCATGGTGCATGAATTGAATATCTCCTGAGTCTTCAGGGACATTAATATAGAGAACACCTGCAAGTATAGATCCAGGATGAGTGTGAGCTGTATTGTATGACCCCTTGTAATTTATATTGAACCACATGTTAGAGAGTCTAGGAATACAATTGATATTGCTATCTTCATTCTTTTTAAACTCATCAACTAAGTCAAGTATCCTTTCGCTCATGTAATTCAAAAAAGGAGAAAAACTTTTCTCCTTATAAAAATCATCTGGACTTTGATATCCGTTTACATTGCTTCTATAATTTTGCTGATAGACTTTTGCATAATTGTCCATCCAATTTACGAATTCATCTTTGATTTGAAAAAAGTTTTTATCAGATGAACTTGCCATAACATATGGCAAGACAACATCAGAGTCTATACTTTCATACTCAATCACTTAATAAATCCCTCCGCCTCTAACCAGGCACGAGTCAATGGGGTAGGAGGATAGACTTCCCACATGTTACCAGCAGCACATGCCTCTAATGCCTTCTGTGTCATTCCCTCAGTTTTGCCTGCCCAAGTTGCCTCTGCTTCCCAGGGCACAGCAGACTTTGGATATATTTTCTCCACCATCTCACGCCACATCTTAGGAACATCTTCCTCATTCTTGATGATAGCAATCATACTATTATCAATACTACCTGCCATACAATCTTGAGCAGCATGCCAACCCTCATGACGCATGACACTCATGAGTACATGAGGACGATGCATGTATGCTTTATTAAGATAGAAGTTATTACTAACAGTGTGATACACTCCACGGTGACCAACTGGAAAGTATTTCTGATCAGCAAGATACACTTTTACACCAATTTGATTTAGTGACATGAGCATGTTATTAAACTCTTGTGTCACTGGCATAAAGGAATCTATATCATTGTAGGTAGAACTGATGTCCAACATAGTACGGACTTGAACTACACCATCAGTACACTCTCTTAAGATCATACACCCCATAGCATCATAGGTGTTATAACCTTTAGTAGGTTCTGCCATGGCAGGAGATGCTGCAAGCAGTAAGGCAAGAAGAAGTTTTTTCATACTCTGAAATGAATGAGTTCTGATTCGGGCAGTGATTGTTGGGTATCAAGTTCTTGACCGTTGACTCTGATCTTGCCAGCAGGAAGACCTTGCTGTCCAGGCAGCTGCTTATCTACAGTAGCAGTGATGTCAATTACTTGGTCTTGTAGATACTTATTCTTTCTATAAGTTCTATTGGTATGCATTGAACAAAGATTCATGGCATCCCTTTCCCATCCACAATCTGCAATCTTGCGTCCGTCTTCATAGACAGACCAGTATTCGTGTTGCATAAAAAAAGAAGGGTGTATACCCTTCTAATTATATCACAAATTAAAGTGCATTGCCACGAGGTAAAACTTCTTCTGGGAAGATAAAGTTTTCATGTGGTTGATCTACTGGAGCCATCCAGGCACGGAGTCCTTCATTGAGGAGGATATTTTTCGTATAGAAAGTTTCAAACTCTGGATCCTCTGCTGCTCTAACTTCCTGAGACACAAAGTCATAAGCACGAAGATTAAGTGCGAGACCGATGATACCAATAGAACTTGTCCAAAGTCCCATGACAGGAACGAAAAGCATAAAGAAGTGAAGCCAACGCTTATTGCTGAAAGCAATACCAAAAATCTGAGACCAGAAACGGTTAGCAGTGACCATGGAATAAGTTTCCTCTTCCTGAGTCGAATCAAATGCTTTAAAAGTGTTTGCCTGATCACTGTCTTCATACAAGGTATTCTCTACAGTGACACCATGGATTGCTGAGAGCAGAGCACCACCTAGGATACCTGCTACGCCCATCATATGAAAAGGATTCAGCGTCCAGTTGTGGAACCCTTGGAGGAACAGGAGGAAACGGAAGATTGCTGCGACTCCGAACGACGGCGCGAAGAACCACGACGACTGTCCCAGAGGATAGATAAGAAAAACACTAACGAATACAGCAATAGGACCTGAAAAAGCAATTGCATTGTAAGGACGAATTCCAACGAGACGGGCAATTTCAAACTGCCGAAGCATAAAACCTATGAGAGCAAAGGCTCCGTGGAGCGCCACAAAAGGCCAGAGTCCCCCAAGTTGGCACCAGCGGACGAAATCTCCCTGAGACTCAGGACCCCAAAGTAGAAGAAGAGAATGACCCATAGCGTCAGCAGGGCTTGACACAGCTGCTGTAAGGAAATTGCAACCCTCAAGGTAAGAAGACGCAATCCCGTGGGTATACCAGCTTGTAACAAACGCCGTGCCAGTAAGCCAGCCACCAATTGCAAGATAAGCAGTGGGAAAAAGTAGTAGTCCAGACCAACCCACAAAGACAAAGCGATCCCTTTTAAGCCAGTCATCGAGGACATCGAACCACCCCCTCTGTGGAATTGTTAGTGTACTTGTTGTCATTAGTTTTAACCTTTGAATCTTTTAACCAGTATAACTGAGGGTAAGTATCCATAATTATTTCCCTCAATTTGTATGGAGTATCTGTACTAATCATTGGAGAAAAAAATAGGGGTCCGAAGACCCCGTTTTTTTATATCGTACTGACGATCAACCGATAGCGGGAGCAGTCAGAGCGACAGGAGTGGACTCAGCAGCAGCGAGATCCAGGGGGAAGTTGTGAGCATTACGCTCGTGCATGACTTCCATACCAAGACCAGCACGGTTGAGAACATCAGCCCAGGTGTTCAGGACATGACCCTGATTATCCATGATGGACTGGTTGAAGTTGAAACCGTTCAGGTTGAACGCCATCGTGGAGACACCTAGAGCGGTGAACCAGATACCGACAACAGGCCATGCTGCGAGGAAGAAGTGCAGCGAACGGGAGTTGTTGAAGGAAGCGTATTGGAAGATCAGACGACCGAAGTACCCGTGGGCAGCAACGATGTTGTAGGTCTCTTCTTCTTGACCGAACTTGTAACCATAGTTCTGGGACTCGTTTTCGGTGGTTTCACGAACCAGCGAAGAGGTAACCAGCGAACCGTGCATTGCACTGAACAGAGAACCACCGAACACGCCAGCAACGCCGAGCATGTGGAAGGGGTGCATCAGAATGTTGTGCTCTGCTTGGAAGACAAGCATGTAGTTGAAGGTGCCACTGATACCCAGAGGCATGGCGTCAGAGAAAGAACCTTGACCGAAAGGATAGACGAGGAACACTGCACTCGCAGCAGCGACAGGAGCCGAGTATGCTACACAGATCCAAGGACGCATACCGAGACGGTAAGACAGTTCCCACTCACGACCCATGTAGGCATAGATGCCAATCAGGAAGTGGAAGACAACGAGTTGGAAAGGACCACCGTTGTAGAGCCACTCATCGAGAGAGGCTGCTTCCCAGATGGGGTAGAAGTGAAGACCAATAGCGTTAGAAGAAGGAACAACGGCACCAGAGATGATGTTGTTACCATACATCAGAGAACCAGCAACGGGTTCACGGATGCCATCGATGTCCACAGGGGGAGCACCAACGAAAGCGATGATGAAACAGATTGCTGCAGCGAGCAGCGTAGGGATCATCAGAACACCGAACCAACCGACATAGAGACGATTGTCAGTGCTGGTTACCCAGTTACAAAACTGTTCCCAAGCGTTAGATTGTTGTTGTTGTTGAAGAGTAGATTGCATTGTTTTGAACTAAAAGTAAGACCACTAGGGATGCGGTGGAGTTACTATTTCTCTGACACCCTCAGTCAGAGATATGAGAGACTGTGTTTATACTCCCCATAGGTCTCGGTTAGGTAGAGTTTATTAGGACTCGTTACATTTCGTAACTCGTTTGTTTATTTATCTTAACACAAAGACTGAGTTCCGTCAATCCAGTTGTGGAAGGTGGTGGTGTACCAATGACCATAGGTAGGTGTATCGTCATTGATGAGTTCAATCCTTGTCTTTGACTTGGCGTCAGTAATAAAATCGAAGAACCGCTGATCATAAGAATGAGAGCGACTCATCTCTTCCGCTGCTGACCAGAACATTGTAGCATACCGAGACCCGTTAGCGTAATGCCATAGGATGAAATTCTGTACCTCTTCCACATCTGTCACAAGCTCTTGAAGGATGGACCGTTTGGACCTTCCATCAAAGATCCATTCGCAAACTAAAGAAGTCCAGCGATAATATGTTTCCACCGAACTTGCTTCCAATGGTTCAATGAAAAGCAACCTGTTTCCATTCAGGATAACCTTGTCATTTTGAATTGGTTTCCTAGCAAGATAGTTTTTGAAATGCAAAGTATCTGTTGGTTTCACACCAAAGATTTTTTGTATGTTTATCTTTGCCTCTTCATTAGAAGTATACTTGTCGTTATACAAGTATCCATATGAAGTAAATCCTTTATTAGGAATACCGAAGCACCATCCATCTGGGGTAGCAATACAGCGTGTCCAATGTTGATCTGGATCTCTGTAACTATCTTGACCCAAGACTACACTATTGAGAGGATTCTTTAAGATGTTGTAGTAAGAAAAGTCTTTGGGAGTTCCTCTACAGTCGAAGACATAATCACAATCCAATTCATTACAATCTTCGACATGTTGTTCTATAAACTTACATACTTTATTCTTGATCATACACTCTCTCAGTTTATCTGGAGAGTAATGTACTGCCATGTAGTCCATAGGGAATGGATGGAAGAACTTATCCTTCTTGGTTCCCCACCCCTCATACAAAATACCAGATTTAAATGTGGCGTCGATCTCATTATTGAACCAATCAACACCAAGGATCTCATGAATGAGACCCACAAAGTTTACAAGAGACCCCTGTCCTACTTTCTCAATAGGAATCTTAGGATCATAGTAGACTTCAATCTCTACATCCTGTCCATATGTTTCTTTGAGCAAAAATAGGGCAACGACCAATCCGCCGTTGCCCCCACCAACAATACCAATCTTCATTGGGAATATTCATTCAGCATGTCTAGAAATCTATTGAGCATGTCATGAGCACCGTCATGCCAGTCTCCAGACTTGTCACACTGCTTACCATCATACAATTCATTTTTCATCTTATAGACTCTTGCGAGCACATCAGGTTTATTCATTCTTCCTCTAGGCATGATTAAGGTAGGGGAATAGCAGGACCAGTAACCTTGGGCATTTCTGGCATTGCCTCATCAATCTTTCCAGGCAGTGCTTCTGTTACTGCAGCAGTGGCAGACTTGATGATCTCTTCTTTGGCACTCTCAATGAGAGCATCTTTATTAAGAAGTAGATATCCACCACCAGCAATCAAAGCGACAGAAGTCAATCCAGAAAGCAGAGCAACAACATTGATTAGTTTTTGCATCGTGCTATTAAAAAGGGACACCCTATATAGGTGTCCCAAATATTATTCTTCTTCGTCTTGGATTCCAAGATGTTCTTTGATACGCCTATATGCGTTCAGAGGAGTTGATTCCTCATAAGGATCTCCCACAAGATTGTGGCACATACCTTCTTCATCGAGCATCAATTCAATCTCGCCATCAACAACATATGCTGCGTAGCGCCAAGAACGATTACCAAATCCAACATTAGTCTTCTTGACAAGCATACCAATGCCATCAGCAAGTTCAGCGTTTCCGTCAGGAATCATCTCAACTTTTTTAATTTCAAGAGACTTTGCCCATGCTTCCATCACATAGTCATCATTAACACTGGTGCAATAGATAGCATCAATGCCAAGATCCTTGACGAACTTATCATAAAGATCTTCATATGCAGGAAGCATTTCGTTGGTGCATGTAGGAGTAAATGCACCAGGAAGTCCGAACAGAATTACTTTCTTTCCAGCAAAGTAATCTGCGGTATCAACAATTTGATACCCTTCCATTTCACCGTTTTCATCGGGGATAGGGGATCCCTGAAGATGGAATCTTGCGTGAGGAATTCTCATATCACCAAATACCAGGGATGATTTGACCAGTGGTGAAGTATGCACCAACAGCGGCAACAAAACCAATCATTGCCAGGCGAGCATTGAGGATCTCTGCCTCAGGAGTAAAGAGTTTTTTCATTTTAGTATTGTGTGTAGAGTTTAGGATTCAGATAAGGACGACTAAAAACTTGACTTACAGGCATTGTTTTTAGAATTTCTTTATCTTCTTGGGAAAGTTTTCCCCAACGAAGACGAGCAATAATATACTTAAGCATTATATGGATGTTTTTGTTTTAATTCTGGGTTGGGTTGAGAAGGAACAACTGGGTTCCTAGTTACATTTTCAATGACAATAAAAGCATCATTCTGATAACTGACCGTGCCGAAAGGTTTTGCCCATTTGGGATTAGCACCTTCAGTCTGGTGGATGCCACTATTGGCAACTCCACCAATCTTCACACGAATTTCATCATTCGCATCCCAGTTTAATTCTTGAAGAGCAACTCCGAGTTGCCCAAGCATGTTAGCACTCATGGAAAGAAAATAATACTAAGGGTAAATACAACAAAAATGATAACTGTAAATATCATTAAACCTACACCTGCCCAGGGAACCCAGTCGGGCATAGGTTCATTATTGTGTTTCACAGATTCTCTTCTTGCTCAGTTAGAATCACACAATCGCTAGTGGGGTATGCGACACAGGTGAGTACCCAACCTTCTTCAAGTTGTTCATCATCCAGGAACGACTGTTCCTCATTATCTACGGTGCCAGAGATGAGTTTCCCTGCACAAGCACTACAAGCGCCTGCTTTGCACGATGAAGGGAGATCAACACCAGCTTCTTCTGCTGCTTCAAGAATGTACTGATCGTCTGCACATTCAATTTTAGTTTCAGTGCCATCGGGGGATTGAAGGGTGACGCTGTAGATAGACATTAATAGGTCTCGCAAAGTTTTTCAACAGATGCTGCCAGGAGAATGAACCAGGCAACGGATACCATTGTAAAGAAAATCTGTGTCATTGTCAAACCCTCTGTCAGAAAATCCCAAAAAAGAGTTTGCCAGTGGCAAGGTAAGATGCAGCACCAAAGATGATACCCATCATTGCCCAACGACCATTATACATCTCCGTGGTCTGCATGGGGGTGAGCAATCCCTTACGGTTGTACTCTTGATAAACCATTTCGGGCTCCTTAGCCCACATGTTCATCTGACCTTGTTCGTTAGTTGTTACTGTCATTATTAAGAATTGTTACTAACGATATTATATAGCAAAAATAAAGAGGGGTCAAGCCCCTCTCGTTAATGTATCCTGACAAACTAATTATCAAGATCTGAAATAATACGCTCACACTCTTTCAAGTTTTGCTTGCAGAATGCATGAACATAACTGTTCGCATCTGTGCTCATAGTATAGTGAGCGTGAGTATGTACCAGTTCAATCACCGCTAAGAACCCAACACACAGGGCTACGAAGTGGCATATAGGACTTGTGGCACAGCATGTCAGGTTTTTTTTCCAGTTCATAAAAAAAGGGGACCGAAGTCCCCAGATTCAGTTAGATCAGAAGGCAAACTTCAGACCAGCCTTGGTGCCGTAAGAACGATCAACACCAGCAACACCACTGCCCAGGAAGGAAACTTCGCCGTAAGCAGACAGTTGCTCGGTCAGACCAGCAGACAGACCTGCCTTACCAGAGGGAACGGTGTCGGAAGCACCAGCGTCGGGAGCGATAATGGTAGCGCCACCTTGGACATACCAGGAAGCGGACTCACCCAGAGCACCTTCGTAACCGATATGAGTATCGATATTCGTGCCAGTGTAGTTGCTACCAGTGAAACCAGAGTTGGCTTCGACATTCACATAAGGACCTGCCATAGCAGCGCCAGCGAAAAGGGGAGCAGCAGCCAGAGCTGCGATAGTGGACTTAAGCATTTGAAAAAACCTCGTTAAAATTTACTTGCGGAATGGTTACCCGCAGATGATGGATCGGATTCGACTTCCCGATCGCATTTAAAGATTATAGCACAGAATGGAGCGCGAGTAGTTGAGGCGGTCATTCCATGAACTGTCACATGTGACAGTTGTAATATTTATACACATTACTTCCCTTCAAAACCAGGGGGTAACCGACCAAGGTAGGGATTGAGATCAAAGAATTGATTCCAGTCCTCAACCATATTGGCATCATTACGCCAGAAGTTCCAAAGGGCATCATGACATTGCCGATGAAAAACATCAATGTGAATGTCATGAATGTCTGACCCAAGTGCAATCTTGTACATAAAGATTGGCATTGCATAAGTCAGACCACTATTGTAGATGAGATCATCTGCAACAGCGCGTGGTTTAATTCTACTATCTAATTTGTACTTCCCGTTCTTTGTGTAAAGATCAAGAAGTTTGTGTGCGTATCTGCGATTAATGACATAGGCAGCTGTTGAAAAGTCATTCACGAAGCGATAGTGCATCTGCATGACAGGAACCGCAGGGTTGATAATTGCGATTTGAAGAATGTCCCATGCTACAGGAGCATGGCGAAAGAAATCTTTCCAAGAGAATGGCCAGTGCTTGACCACCTCAAGATCACAATCATCCTCCATCATTATAGCATATTCATCAGTGGAAGTTTCCAACCAATGTTGAATTGCTTTGAGGTGAGAAGTTACACAACCAATCTCACCCGATGACATATTGTCTGGATACTTACCAGCAATAATATCACTCAGGTCATCATGACGACCATCGTAGGCAGAGATCCTAGTATGCTTTTCAATTTCCCAATAAGCAAATTGATCCTCCATAAACTTACGACGATCTTCTTTATCGTCTAAGTTTAACCAATAGATGTGAGGAAGGTCTTTTAGTTTGCTCGCTGATTTATTTTTGTCCATGCTTTGCAATCACTTCATTCACATTGGGCAGGTAGTGTTTCTGGAGTACATTGCTCCAGTCAAACTCTTTAGCATACTCAAGGATCTCGTTACGATGGGCAACAGAGTATTCCCTGTTCTTGATTATAGCATACTCTACATATTCCACATCATCAATCTTAGACTCAGGAATTACTGTAATAAACTCACGATCAAGATCCAGGTTTGCTGTAGCAAACTCACTGACCACCACACCGAGACCAGCAGCAAATGCTTCCATGATAACCAGAGAGTGTGCTTCACCGTCAGACAGGAGCACAAGGTTACCATAGTCAGTCAAATAGTCATGGAGATATTCTTTCTTCCATTCACCGAGATAATTCTTGTTAGCATTGAACCTCTTGTCTGCAATGTTACCAGCAAAGAACAGACTGTCGATGGACTGGAACTTATGCTGACGCTTACGGTAGTCTACCTTTGCAAGATAGATGCTACGGTCAGGAAACTCTGGTGTGTCTGTAGTACGGAAGAGATCTAGGTTGACACCATTAGGAACGATGGCAAGTTTCTCCTCAGGGATATCACCAAAGAACTGATATGCTTTCTTAATACCCTCAGACAGACAGAAAACATTCGGTCTCGTCTTTTGGAAGTGACCGAAGATCTGCCCATACCCATTCATCTTGTCTGGACGCTCGATGTAGGCAAAGTGGGTGGTACACGCACAAGGATATTGAACAAAAGGATAGAGGACAATCCAGTCATCATAATGAATGTGGACAAAATCAGGGCGATACGCATTGATTCTTTTGATGATCTCTCTTGGATCTCCAACATTGATGATGTCAACTTCATGACCAAGTTTCTCCAGAGTAAGTTTATAATCCCAGATCAAACTCTCCACTGCCCCCCATCCTACTGGAGGGATTGGAGTGTTTGGACCGATGATAGAGAATCTCATAGTAACGATTGCAACTTCGGAATGTATTCATAAGCAAGAATGTTTTCAAGACCGAATTCGTTAATGCCGTATTCTCTGATCTCTTTCCTGTATTGCTTAGATACTTTTTTATTGTTCTCGATTACTTCAAGAACATGTTCAAGGTTATTTATTTTGCTCTCTGGAATGACATCAATCCAAGGTTTAGATGTGTCAAGCTCTGGAGTGATTGCTTCTGAGCAAACAATACCCAGACCACAGATCAATCCTTCCTTAATAACAAGAGGTGTAGTGTTCTCAACCTCACTCAACAATGCCATGTTGGAATAGCATGTGATGTATTCGTTGAGTTTCTCTCTGATAACCTCACCCTTATAGTTTGGATTATTCTTAGAGAACTTACCACCAAACTCCATACGGCCCATGAAGTCAACGCTGTCAATGTTCTCAAGGAGATACTGACGCTTGCGGTCTACAATCTGAGAGAAGCATAGAGTTCTATCAAAACTAGCAAACTCATCAAACTTGTATGGGTAAGGACGAACACCAAGTTTACTCATCCAAACACGATTAGGATTAGCACCAAGACCAATCCAAGTGTCTGCATCTTTTTGAGAGGAACAGAAGATATGATGCTTTCTATTAGCAGCAATCTTCTGAGCAATTGGTCCGTAGTTATCTCTACCCCACATGTGTGGAGTATTAACATATGGATAATGACTTGAGACGATTAGAGCTCCGCATAGAGGAGCCAGGTCATCAATGATGTCATTGAAAACATCATAATGAAGGTGAACAATGTCATACTTTCCGTAAGCAACTTCAAATTTGATTAGTTCTCTGTCAGGTGTGTTGATAATTTCAACACGATGACCGAGTTCTCTAAGGATTACAGTGTAATCCCAGATCAACATCTCTACAGCACCCCAACCTTCTGGTGGAATCTGCATGATGCCAGGACCAATCAGAGCAATTTTCATCTATAGTCCTCCCAATACATAGTTTTTTTAATTTCGTTAATAAAACCAGGGCTATGTTGTGCAAGTGATGCTACATTCTCACATGCACTGTGGAAAGCGAATACCTTTTCGTACTCATCTTCCTGAGGATTCTTACCATACCACACACCATCAACAAGTTTAAGGTCTTGTTGATCTGCTGCAGCACAGTGATTGAATGCACCGTTAGTAAATTTATATCCACCAACTTCATTCATAGCAAGACAGAGAACAAGTTCATCTGTCACACCATTGTGCAGTCCACGGTCACCAAAGATATCATTGAAGATCTCCATGTACCGTTCAAACAGTTTATCATGCTTACCTTTCTGGAAAAGGAATGCTCCAGAGGCAGCATAGTCATAGGTTCCAAGATCTTGAGGGAAGTACTTACCAAGACCAGTATGATCAACCTCAACATTACGGAGGTAATCTCCTAGAGTAGGCACCCACCAGTGACGAGCGATGAGGAAATCATCCTCTGCTTCCTCAATCAATTGATCAACACGATCATTGACAACAACACAATCCGTATCGAGATAGATACAATAGTCAGTCTCTACATGCTTGAATACATTGTAACGCTCTGCCCAGATGTGAGGTTGGAACCAGTTACGATCATCCTCATTACTAATAGCATCGGCATTTGCTTTGACGATCTTGACCTTTGGGTCATCGATATCAAGACGATCATCCATGTCAAGGATAACAATCTCATGATCCTGTTCAATCCTTTCAAGAGACTCACAAGCTCTCATGAGGTTGGTGTAATACTTATCATCACCACCAACGATAAAACCAAAACTAAGTTTTGTCATAACAATCTAAGGAGTCCATTAATACGATTGACATAGGTGTGATGCTCTTTGGTATATTGCATCTGCCTGAGAATCAAGTTTTTGTCATCTCTATGACGCAAACCTGCTTCAAATAATTCTTCAATATTCTCTCTACAAATGACTTCGGGTCCAGCAAACTCTGCAAGTTTAGGAGAGTTTGTCAATCCGAGACTACCATAACTCATAGTCTTAAATACTCTACAAGTTTTGGTTCCCCACCTCTTGTGAGTATCATTCCTGAGATCTGGATTGAGAAAAGACCTTTGCATAAGACCGCGCATTACTTCACCGTCTAGAGGATTGGTCCAAGGGTTAGACCATCCAGTCTTCACACCCATTTTAGCACACAAAGATCCAAACTCTTGAATCAGATGTGCATTCTTGAATCTACCCTCATGAGAAATGCTGCCAATAAAATACCAGATATTCTCCCGTTGAATGTTTACCCATTCCTCATCGAACTCCTCAGGAAGGAGATCAGTTGCCCAAGCGAGGTATGCAATTTCATATCCCTTCTCTCTTGAGGAAATACGATCAACGCATACTCCAGTATCTAGTTCTTCAAAGTCAGACAAGTTATGATGGAACTCATAGTTGTCATTCTCCATACTATCTTGATGATAGCGAACATCAATTAGTTTCTTACAATTGCCAAGATACTTTTCTGGTTTTACACATACATGCACATAGTATACGCAACTTGCCAGAACTGGAATATTCTTGTCGGCATATCCCTCAGTAAAGAATACAGAGTCTTCATAGTCGAAGTCGGCATGACTAGGATACTCCCCGTCATGGAACCAGTGAACCTGATGTCCTGCCCGTTCTAATGCTTTCTTGAATCCCTCATGTACATAAGAATATGTGTCAGTGTGTAGAGGGTATCCCCAAAGAATACATTTCATCAAACTCTCCCCAACATATAATCCTCTGCCTTCTTAGTCTCTCCAGTCACACACTTCATAGCCTTGATAGTATGGGAGGGAACAAGATCGGGATGAGCCCACCAATCTTCGAAAGGATGCTCATCATCAACAGAAATGTTGTCAGCGATCAACTCATAACCGAATGACTCAAGATACTCACGGGAAGCATCACGAACTTCAGGACCATCATTATAAGCATCATGCTCAAATGTAATGGTAGCAAACTTATACTTATTGAGATCGATTTTTTTCAGTGCTTCAAAAGTCACAGAAGCAGGTTCGCAATCTACTTGAAGATAATCAAAGGTAGGTCCAAGACCAACCTCTTCAAACAGTTCATCAAAGTCAGCAGTCGTAGCATCACCTACAGCAACTTTTGCCCGACGATGTTTGTTGTATAGTTCTGCTTCGTGTTCTTTAATTTCAAATCCAATACCATCCCACTCAAAACGAGACTCAAGCAGAGCAGTATTGTTAGAGATCACAGGATGACCAGATCCAATCTCAACAAAAGTTCCTTTGGGTTTACCATCATTCATACACAGGACAAACATGTCCTGATAGCATTGAGAAAAGTTCTGGTGACTTACCAGTTCATATCCAGAAAATTTGTAACGGAGTTCACCTGCTTTCTCAGCAGTGTAAAAGGTTGGCATTTGCCAGGCATTAGGGTCGCTCATACTTGATAAGATGAATTATCTTTGGCTAGGTGGATAATTTTTTGTTGGTACGGATAATTGGGGAAGCATTCTGGGAATGCATAGTCTGGAGGTAGAGCGTTTACTCTATCTTGATTCTCAATAAAAAATTTATTAAGGTGACTTTCATCATGCCATACGGCAATTATATCATTTTTATAGTCATTGTCAACTCTTTCTCTTAAGAGTTTCATCATGGGAATAATTGACTCAATCTTCCCTCCCCATAAACATCCTTGATAATAAGACAACTGATCTCCAGTCACACATGCTTCAGATTCAAGACGCCGCTCAAAGGTCCCAGTTCCAGTATTGTAATGGCATGGATGATGGACAGCAATAAAGTCTTTATCCCACTTGAAGAATTCTTCAGGAGAAATTTCCTGATTAACTCTCATGTCAGCATCAAGGAATACTAACCAATCATATTCCTCCAAATCTTCTTGCGCTAACAAGATAGTATGGAATCTTTCTAAGGTAATGGATGGCCATTCCTTATGTGGAATTTTAAGGAGAGTTATGTTTGAGGGAAGATCTCCGTCTAACTCACCATCAGTGAACACAAAGTATTGTTTTTCTAGACTAGGAAAGAGTTTTTCTTCACAGGTCTCATAATAACTGGGAAAGAAGTTGAGATATCTATTAGTCCCAATAAAAATTATTGCAACTTTTGCACTTCTCATACTACCTCCCAACCTTCACAATACAAATCTTTGGTATTATTAGTTTGATTCAACGGAGGACCAAACCATTTAGATGGTGCGACTACTCTCTTGTTCTCATTAGTAGAAAGCCATGCTCCCCACCAACTGAAAGAACTATTAGCAATAATAAAATCACTGCAGAGAGACATCAAACAAAGATCAAGATATTGATCTCTATTTTCGGAAACCAAGAACCTATCATTGTCGAACAGGTCTTCTTGTAGGCACCACTCTGGATCATCGGAGAAGATAATCACCTCACGATCAGAGTCAAACCGTGCCAACGCTTCCTTATAGTAATTTATATCACAAATAGGATGGTGTGAATACTGAGCGTAGTCAGTACGACGAACATGCAGTGCGATGGGGTTGGTTACCTCCTTTCGCATCTTACGACATGGTTCTAGATACTCTTCCTTGAAGGTAAAGTCAGCAAGCAGATCTTCTCTGATGTGTTTGAAATACTTTTCCGATTGAAAGAATCCAAATAGACTTACAAAGTCAGGACAATTATTGAAAAGATTCTCATCAAATTCAAAACTCTCTTCTCTAACGAGAGGACGGTCCTGATCGATGTGCTGAACTTGAAGTGCATTAAGACCAGGCAATTCAAAAGGAACGAACAGTTGATGCTCGTTCCATTCATCTGCTTTGTTTCTATAATTTGATGGGGGAATACAATAGTTAAATCCCCTATTAGCAGCGATACCTTTTACAGCAGCATACTGAAACATTTGATTGGCAAGACGCTCTTTCATCTTGCCGACATAGTTAATACCAATCATTTTGTTTGAATATCAGTGTGTTCAATAAACCACTTATAGGTTTCGCGCAGACCATCTTGAAGATTGTATTTTGGTTTCCAACCTTTATCTAAAAGTTTAGAGTAGTCAAGAGGACGCTTAGGAGTGCCATCAGGTTTGGAAGTATCCCACTCAATTTTCCCTGTGTACCCAGTTACATTAGCGACCATGTTAGCGAGTTCTGAAATGGTCACATCTTCACCAGATCCAACATTCAACAACTCTGCTGACTCATAGTTTTCCATAGCGAAGAGACAAGCGTCTGCAAGGTCATCAACATAGAGAAACTCACGACGAGGGGTGCCTGTACCCCAGCAGGTCACTGGAGCGTCTCCTACGGTCCAGTTGTTGAACTTCTGCAGCAGAGCGGGGATTACATGCCCGTTCATGGGATGGAAGTTATCGTTAGGACCATACAGGTTAGCAGGCATCAGAGAGACACCCTTGAACCCATACTGCTTATAGTAAGACTTTAGCATGTAGATGCCATGGATCTTAGCAAGAGCATACGCATCATTGGT